ATGTAACCAAGTTTGATACTATCACCGAAACACAAGCCAGTACCATCTTCGCACATCTATCTTATCGAATAGATTATTTTTCTTTTCAAAAACAACTCCTAAAAAAGTAATTAAATGCGTCTTTGATATATATGGCAACAGCATCTTCACTCTATACCTACAACGTAGTCGTCAGTAAGTTTCAGCAATTTGCAGAACAACACGCGTTAATTAGAAGGTTCACTCACGGACAAATCGCACAGGCAGACCTTGAAAAAGAAACTGAATATCCGTGGATACACGTTACACCTACAGGAATAAGTTTCGACAAAGGACAACTTTCGTATACCTTCGATGTATTCTTTGCTGACCTTCCGAGAGATAAGGACGAAAAAACCGAGTACCAAAAACAAGCGATAAGTGATTGCATATTGTTAGCTTCCGACTTTGTTAATATGCTTGAGTTAGGTCACATCTTCGATGAATCGGTTGTATTGACTACACCAATAAGCGGTTCGCCTTTTGTTGAGGAATTTAGCCATGTTTTAACGGGTGTGCAATTATCAATCGAATTAGCGGTGGATTACTTGTGGGATGCGTGTGATATACCATACATTGGCGACTAATGGCAAAGAAAGTACAATACACAACCAATACACCAAGTTCAACCACTGACTATTTAGCGGCTGACAATACTTGGAAGGCAATGACGGGCGGCGGTGGTGGTGTGCCTTATACAGGTGCAACTGCTAACGTGGATCTCGGAGAATATGGTTTAGATACTGGCTTTGTGTCTTTTGATACAACACCAACTTCAACACCAACTACACAAGGCACAATGTCTTGGGACACTGACCATAACACCGTTCAACTCGTAATGAATGGCACAACGGGAAGGGTACTTGAAGATGTGTTTTATATAGCCAAGAATCAAACAGGAAGTACAATTCCAAAGGGTACGGTAGTACGTGCAGATGGCACACTTGGTGCAAGTGGTCGAATTAAGATAGCACCATTTTTAGCGGATGGCACTTACCCAAGTGAATACTTAATGGGAGTTACTGCTGAAGCTATTTTAGATGGCACGGATGGAATGGTAGTTCACTTTGGACAAATTAGAAATGTAAATACTTCGGCTTATACCGATGGTACGATATTGTACGCAAGTACAACAAGCGCAGGTGGTTATACTACAACACAACCAACCGCACCAAATAACATCATTGAGGTTGCCATTGTTATTCACGCGGCATCAAATGGAGTTCTTCAAGTTCGACCTACAATCGGAAGCAATATAAATAGTGATGAAGGGGTTTTAATTACAACTCCTTCTAATGGTCAAGTGTTGACTTATAACTCAACAAGTTTACTTTGGGAAAACCAATCCATTCCTGCTACTTCTTCAGCATCTCAATTTTTTATTGTTGGTTCTGCAACTGGTTTAGCTGCAGGTATAACGCGTTATGGTAACATAGCAGGGTCAACTGCTGAATCTCAAGTAAGATTGCCTTTATCATCCGCTTGTACTATAAGCCATTTGTATGTTAGGACAACCGCGACAATGAACGCAAGTGCATCTTTGGCGGTTACGTTGTTTAAGAATGGATCTTCAACCGCGTTAACTTTGACAATAGCAGGTGGTTCGGTTGCAGGTACTTATTCTAACACTGCAAACTTAGTTTCATTTGTAGCAGGTGATGGATGGACATTACAATACGTAAACGCAGGAACTTTGGCAAGTGCGGCAACATCTGGACAATCAGTAAAAATTACCATATGAGATACGTAATAAATGAACTTGACGAAGGTGTGACTATGATACACGTGTTAGAACACAACGTGTTTTTCGCGTGGGATGAAAGTGTTGAATATGATTCGTTTCGAGTTGCGCTAAATGACAAAGGTATTGAAGCCTTTGTTGACCTACTTATTCAGGATGCTAACACCGCTTATACAACTTTCATAAATGGCTAATAGTCCTTTAAATGATTTAATAAATAAGTTCGGTGCTGACGTTGTCGAAAAGGCAATGCAGAACCTCGGCGCATATCGTACCGTAAAAGGAAAGAAAAGACGTGCGGTTGCGAGTGATACGTTAAGGAAGTCACTTGCATTTTATTACAACGCGAAAAAAGGTAAGTTAGAGTTCTTCGCCAAAGGTAAAGCGAGTCAGTATGCTGATGTAGTTGAGCAAGGTCGTAGAGCAAACTCAAAACGTCCACCTATTGAAGCCATCATTCAATGGATGAAGATAAAACCTATTAGGGTTCGTTCTTTGGATGGAAAGATAGTTAAGCAAACACCTGAAAGAATCGAAGCAGCTGCCTTCAACATTGCACGTGCCATAGGTCGCAGGGGTATACCTCCGCTTTTCTATTGGCGCGATGCGGTTAATGAGTTAGTGGATGTTTATGAGCCACAATTCGCGGAGGCTTTAGGTAAAGAAATAAAAATTGTAATTGAAGATAACCTTCAAAAGAAAATAAAAGTATGATAACGACAAAGATAACAGGACTTTCGGCTCAAGGATCAACCGAGTTTAATGGTCTTGCATATAGTAATAACGATGTTGCGGTGACAATGTCATCATCTAACGTAGCTGAAGATGGCTTTAAATATATATTTGAGGTTGGTGATAATACCACTGGTAATACTTATTTATTCTATGTGTCACCAAATGCCGCGTTGAATGGTGTGTTTAATTTAAAGACAATATTCAACCAACTTGTTCCAACTCCAATGGTATATAATACAACCGATGTATTGATGCATATAAGTGAGCCATTGAAATCGGAACTTTTGAATGTGAATAATTTTAGAGTTCGTTGTTTTGAAGGTTGGAATATAGGTGGTGTATTTACTGAAGATACAACTGATGAAGTTTCGTATCAATTAATGTGCGTGTATGGTAGCGGTAAGCAGAACTTTATTGTTATGGGTACGAACGACACAAAGCCATTAGCATTATCTCAAGCCTACGACAATACGTTAGGCTTTAATGATGGGTTGGTATCTCAAGCAATAAACCTTCCTGCATCATTGCAAAGCCAAGTAATAAATTGGCAAAAGATTTCAAGGTCAAATGTAGCAGGGCAAGAAGATAGCGCCTACCGAATCTTATCTTGGATTGCTGACGATTCAGCATTTTTAAATGAGAACTATCCGTTCTTAACGATTAACAACTTTCTTTTTGAGTTGTATGATGAAAGTGGAACTATCATAAGTACGTTTAACATTGCATTTGAATTAGGTAGTGCATCGTTGTATCATTTGCCAACGGGATTAAAGAACCTTGTTAATGGTGGTTATGTGGATCAAGCGACTGCGGATAATACCGCTTATTGGACTTTGGTAGGTGTTGACATTGATGACAACGAAGTAACCGCAAAATATGGCTATTGGATTGAGAGTGATTGCAAGTATAACCCAGTTCACTTGTATTGGCTTAATCAAATGGGTGGTTGGGATAGTTACTCTTTCATTAAGAAAAACGAACGTAGTATTGAGGTCGAAAAGAAACGATACAAGCAATATTTAGGTGACTACAATAATGCGACAACTGACAATCCTTTTAGCACAGAGGCTTTCTCACGTTCACTAACCGAGCGCGAACCTATCGTTAAAACCTTTTTGAACTTAAATTCAAATTGGTTAACGGAGAGTGAGTTCAAGTATATGCGTGATTTGTTCCGTTCAAAATCGGTGTGGATGGTTGACGATAACGTGGATGGTTACTCGGTTGTGCCTGTTGTAGTTGAGGACAATAACTACTTAATGCGTAGAGAAAGAAACTCTCGCAAGTATAACCAAACATTGAGACTACAAATTGCCAACGATAACGAAACGTTGAACATTGAAAATACACCTTTCCCAATTCCAGCACCTATAGCTTGTAGTTATTACACCACATTCGGTTTAATTACGGGTTCATCTCCGTTGTCTTTGGGTGCAAACTTTGGTAATGCTGCAAACATTGTTGTAACAAATGCCACAAGCGGAAGGTACATTCAAGTTAGTGTTTTAAACTCATTGTCCGAAACACCGATTGCAGGGGAAACTTACTACGTGCGCGTAGATTATACCTTTAATTGTCCATCTAACTTTGTTAGCGCAGGACGAATTGCACTTGGTGACCAACTTACAGGCGGAGGTTCAACAACAAGTTTGGGTGGATTGCAAACGTTTGGAACTCCAATAATCGCGACAGGTGTTTGGGGTACACACACGACAACTTCAAACAACTATTTTAGATTGACACTACCGACTTGGTCGGGTGGTGCTACGGTTAGCGGTAATATTTATGTAACGGTTGGTTTTGGTAATTGTCCCTAATAGCAACAAATGGAAACAGCACTAATTATATATAGTCAAGGCGACAATGTACCAACATTAGTTGACCTTTATGAAAACGAGACGATTGCACTACAGTTCAACTTTAGTGACATCAAAGATTTAAAACCACGTGGATCGTATTCACGTACTTTTCGCATTCCTGCAACTCAAACCAATGGAAAGATATTCGGGTTCATTCAGGAAAATACTTACCAATTTGCATCGTTTAATCCAAAGCGAAAACTAAACGCAATAATCACGGTTGATACTATACCTATTCTTGAAGGTAACTGTCAATTCAAGGCTTGTTATACAAGTAATGGTGAGGTGAGTGAGTATGAGATTGTATTCTTTGGCAACGTGGTGGACTTCTTTAAGAACATTGCGGATAATGATTTCAAAGGTTATATTTCAACACAACTTCAAACGGACTATAACTACGTTGTTGATTATGACAATATAGCCACGTTTAATGCTGAAACGGATATATACTTAAGCCTAACGGATAGGGGGCAAAATTGGGTTGGTAATGTTAACGATGCAAACTCGCGTTGCATCAATTCAACCAACAAAAACGTAGTAGCCAAAGCAGGTGAGTTAACACCATTTGTTTCGGCTAGATATATCTTTAATAAGATTGTTGAGTTAAGCGGTTTCCAACTCGGTAGTAATTCAACCACACTAACTACCGAACTTGATTTCATGTATATTCCGTGGACATCGGAAGCAGGACAAATACAACAAGGTGGAGGTAATCCAGAGACTGCGAAGTTTAAGTTGAACGGATATTCACCCGATGAAACTTTTGTAGTTGGTGACTTTGCTAATGAAACAATCAATGGTTACACTAACTCGGTGTATCATTTGCCAACTTTGAATATCACAAGTGACCCAGGTTCAAACATCACAGGCAACGTATACACCGCACCATTTAGTGGTAATTATAAATGCATTCGTGACCGCGCAAGTTGATGCTGAAACACTTTCCAAAATTGAGATGCGATTTGTTAAAACTGATTTGCTTGGCAATAAAACATTTGTTAATTCGGGAGGTGGGTTCGATTTCAGTTGGTACGATAACGAAGGCAACGACATTTTTTACATCAATGAGGATAGGCTCGGAAGTAACCAAACACCGAATGTTTTTTTAGAGACTGGTGAAACCATTGAAATGGTTTTTTTACAATTAGAATCTAACAATACATATTGGATATCATTCACAGGTACATTTACTCTAAAAAGTGTTGCATTTGAAGCCAACGAGATAACAAAACC